AAGAGGCCTATGCTGCATCAGCCGCCATGCGTGCCGATGGCTTTGGGGTAGAGGTGTATGAGATGACGCAGGTATGGAAGGTACTAAACGACCCAACTAACCAAAAGGCGCCTAATGGGCGAAGGGGGTAAAAGCATAGCATAGCATAGCATAGCAGGTATTAGCCGGGGGCCAAGTGCCCCCGGCTTTTCTTCTAGGGTAATGGTTAGCATGCTAACTATCACAGGACCGTAGGGGTCCCAAGGGGTACAGGTAGGAAGGCGGGCAATAGTTAGTAGGCTACCCCCCGCTATAGGCGCGGGCGCCCGCCCGCCCGCCCTCCCCCAAGGTCGCTCCAGGTCCATGGCTCTTGAACCATTTCGCATGGAAGATGTTTGATTTTCGCTTTACTTTTCTTTTTTGCTCCAGATATTATATAAAATTGAGTTCCTTTGAGGCATTCCAATGGTTGCTGCCACATTACGCAATAGACTTGAAAATTTAAGTAAGGACACTCTCGAGGAATACCTAGCGGTTTATAAACGCCTTTCTGACATTAAGCGCAGCGAAGCGGCACAGGAAAATTTTTTAGAGTTTGTTAAATCCATCTGGCCTGACTTCATCGAAGGGGCGCATCATCGTGTCTTCGCCCAAAAATTGCAAGAAGTAGCCGAAGGCACAATCAATCGCCTAATTGTCAACATGCCGCCAAGGCATACAAAATCAGAATTCGCCAGCTACCACTTCCCGGCGTGGCTGGTGGGGCGAAACCCCAAACTAAAAATAATTCAAACTACGCACACTGGCGAACTGGCAATGAACTTTGGCCGCAAAATGCGGAATCTCATCGCCTCTCCCGAATACAAAAGCATCTTTCCGGGGGCGGCCCTCGCTCCCGACTCTAAATCCGCCGGTCGCTGGACCACCACTCAAGGTGGCGAATACTTCGCGGCGGGTGTCGGGGGGGCCATCACGGGTCGCGGAGCGGACCTGCTCATTATCGACGACCCGCACTCAGAACAAGATGCGCTCAGTGATGCCGCTATGGAAAATGCGTACGAATGGTACACCTCCGGCCCTCGCCAAAGGCTTCAGCCGGGGGGGAGTATTGTAATAGTCATGACGCGCTGGAGCGAACGGGACTTGACCGCAAAGGTACTAAAACAACAAGCCTTCGATCCAAAAGCTGATCAATGGGAAGTTATCGAATTTCCAGCAATTATGGGTGAAGACGAGGAGACCAAAGCCCTCTGGCCGGAATTTTGGAAACTAGACGAATTGTTGGGTGTGAAAGCCTCACTAAGCGCTCAAAAATGGAGCGCGCAATGGCTGCAACAGCCCACTGCCGATACCGTCAGTATCATAAAACGCACGTGGTGGCAAACCTGGGAAAAAGACCAAATTCCTGGGCTCGAGTATATCATCCAAAGCTACGATACGGCCTTTCTCAAAAAAGAGTACAGCGACTACTCGGCGATTACGACGTGGGGGGTATTTCTNCCGCAAGAGGACAGCGGCCCAAATCTAATTCTTCTTGATAGTACCAAAGGGCGCTACGAGTTCCCAGAGCTGAAACGTGAAGCGCTGAAAAGTTATCACTACTGGGAGCCAGATATTGTNATCATCGAAGCAAAAGCCTCCGGTTCCCCGCTGACGCAAGAACTACGGGCCATGGGCATTCCGGTAATCAACTTTAGTCCAGGCAAAGGGCAAGACAAATATGCGCGGGTAAATGCGGTCGCGCCGCTGTTTGAAAGTGGCATGATCTGGGCACCGGAGAAAAGTTTCGCTGAAGAAATTATCGAGGAATGTGCTCAATTCCCCAATGGCGAACATGACGACTTGGTGGACTCTATGACTCAAGCGCTTCTGCGCTTTCGGCAAGGGGGTTTTATCGGGCATCCGGAAGATTATCAAGAAGAGGAAGTGGAATATCGCAAACGCTACGTTTACTATTAGCTTTTCAAATGCAAAATTATAGATTAAGCTATCTTAATGCCAGTTCGGAAAGTGGGCACTAATCAGTGGAAGTGGGGCTCTTCTGGGAAGACCTATCCCAGTAAGGCGCAAGCTGCGCGCCAGGGGCGGGCCATTAAAGCCTCGATGGGTGCTTCTAAAAAAGGCCCCCGCAAAACTAAAGTGTAAAGTAGGCGGCGCTAATTTCCACTGCCCTTCTGTATAATCTTTCTCTGGTACTGGAAACGAAAGGATATGTTAAAATGAAAGCTGTGACTTGGATCGAGAATCGATTTTCCGAACCTTCTAGCTATGTGGCTATTGGGCTAGGAGCCATCGGGCTAGGACTTGTTGTTGATATTCCCGTCCTTATTTATGTTGGTTTGGCGGGGAGTATTGTAGGCTTTTTGGTGAGTGAGTAAGGAGGCGGTCTGATGCCACGAGGTCCTGGAACCTATGGCACTAAAGTAGGTCGGCCTAAAAAGAAGAAGACGGTACCCGCGTATGGTGGCGGTGGGATGCACAGAGCAAAGAAGTTGCAACGCAAACCAAGCAAAAAAGGGGTTCGCTAATGGCTGATAATCCTGTACTTCCTCCCCTTCTGTCTGATATAGAAATATCGGATACAGAACTGCCCCCTTCGCCGGTGCCACCTTTGGAGATGGAACGTCCGATTAGAACGGATGTTATTCTAGAAGACGATGAAGTCTTGATAGAATCGCCAGAGGATGCGCTGTTCACACCTCAAGATATTGAAATTGAGGTTCAGCCGGACGTTGATGAAGACGGCAATACGATAGTGGCTTTTGGGGAGGAGCTACCGGAGGATTTGTCTGGCGATTTTTATCGTAACCTCGCAGAAGAGATCGATGAGCGCGAGCTCAGTGCGCTCGCTAATGACATACTTTCTATGTATAAGGAAGATCGTGAAAGCCGTGCAGACTGGGAGCGCACCTATAGCGAGGGGCTTAGTCTGCTGGGCATGGAATCAGACGAACGTTCGCAGCCCTTTCAAGGCGCGTCTGGGGTTTATCATCCACTTCTTTCTGAAGCGGTGGCCCAATTCCAAGCCTCCGCATATAAAGAGCTCCTCCCTGCGGGTGGTCCCGTAAGTACCAGGGTCATAGGGCGAGTGACCCCTGAACGGACGACACAAGCGGCGCGAGTTAAAGAATTCATGAATTATCAGATCACAGAGGTCATGCAGGAGTATGACCCTGAACTTGATCAGATGCTGTTTTATCTTCCTCTATCTGGATCATCCTTTAAGAAAATCTACTATGATGAAGGTCTCGATCGAGCAGTTTGTAAATTCATCACCTCAGAGGATTTAGTAGTTCCTTACGAGACTACTGACCTACAGTCCGCATCGCGGATCACACATATGGTCCGGCAGAATATCAATGATGTTCGGAAACTACAGGCAAGCGGTTTTTACAGGGATATCGAGCTAATTCCATCAGAGGAACCGCAGACATCAGTCACTGAAAAAGTTGATGAGCTAGAGGGGCTCCAACCCACAGCCTATAGCTCTTCAGATATAATGACAATTTTAGAATGTCATATAGATCTTGATCTTTCAGGGTTTGAGGATAGTAAGGACGATGGTGAGCCTACCGGCATCAAGCTCCCGTATATCGTCACGATGGAAGAGGACTGTTCGCAAATTCTTTCCATTCGTCGAAACTGGGAAGAGCAGGATTCGCTGCAATTAAAGAAACAATATTTTGTCCATTATAAATTTTTACCTGGATTGGGATTTTACGGCTTCGGCTTGATTCATATGATTGGGGGCTTGAGTAAATCAGCCACTAGTCTCATGCGACAGCTTATCGACGCAGGAACCCTGGCCAATCTCCCCGCTGGCTTTAAGGCTCGCGGGTTACGAGTTCGTAATGACGACGAACCGTTACAACCAGGAGAATGGAGGGATATTGATGCTCCTGGTGGAGCGCTCCGCGATTCTTTGCTGCCCCTTCCATATAAAGAGCCTTCGGGCACATTATTGAATTTGCTGGGGATTTTAGTTGATTCAGGCCGTAGGTTCGCGGCCATCACTGAAATGCAAACTGGCGATATGACTGAGGCCATGCCCGTGGGGACTACGGTAGCCCTGCTTGAAAAAGGCATGCAGGTTATGTCCGCCATTCATAAACGGCTGCACTATTCTCAAAAAATAGAGTTCCGTTTACTAGCTGAAACATTTAGCGAGTACCTTCCAGAAGAGTATCCGTTTGAAGTTGCCGGGGGCGAACGGATTATTAAGGTAGGTGATTTTAGTGCTCAAATAGATGTACTGCCCCATAGTGATCCGAATGTGTTTAGTATGGCACAGCGGGTTATGATGGCGCAGACACAGCTGCAACTTGCGACTTCGGCACCACAGATCCATGATTTGCGAGAAGCCTATTTTAGAATGTACCAAGCACTTGGGATTCAAGATATTAAAGATATCCTCCCAGTGACCGAACCAGAGAATTCTAAAGATCCAGCCACAGAAAATGCAGATGCCCTTATTGGCGCACCGATCAAGGCATTTATCCATCAGGATCATGAGGCGCATATCGCAACGCACATGGCCTTTATGCAGAATCCTATTTTCCAAAATAACCAGCAAGCGATGCTTCTTTTACAAAGTCATATCCAAGAACACTTTGCTATGCTATATCGTCAGCAGGTAGAGCAGTTAATTGGTAGGCCGCTACCGAGTGATGATGAACAAGTTTCTCCAGAGTTAGAGAATCAAATTGCACAGGCTGCCGCCCAAGCTACTCAACAGATTAGTGCTCAGGCGCAACAGTTTGCTGCCCAGCAAGGGGAGGGTGGTATAGATCCCTTATTGCAAATTCGCATGAAGGAGCTGGAGCTGAAGGAGCGAGATATGCAGCGCAGAGAAGCGGAGGCTCAGTCGCGGCTGGCCTTTGATATGCAAAAAGAGCAAGTGAAAACGGGTCTGGAAGAAACTAAAATTCAACAAGACGCGTCACAAGCTGCAGAACGGATTGCTGTTCAAAGGGAAAAGATAAGAGTTCAATAAATGGAGTACGCGGAGCAAGTAGTTGAGTGTCCGTGGTGCGGACAGATTACTAGATTAGTTCGGCGGGAAGGTCGGTTAGACTGTTTGAATTGCCGCAGAACTGTTTCAAAGTCTTGTGAGGAAGAGGGAGGAGCCGATGCTTCACGCCCTGATACCTAGTTTGATCCCGGCGATAACGGATATAATCGGGCGGTTTTTACCCGAAGATAAAGAAGCCCGAGCCGAGGCGGAACGCGAAATTCATACGCAGTTGACGGCCCATCTTGCAGCGATTGATCTAGCTCAGTTAGATATAAATAAGCAGGAAGCCGCCCACCGGTCCACATTTGTGGCAGGATGGCGGCCCTTTATTGGTTGGACTTGTGGCGTTGCTTTGAGCTATACTTATGTCGTTCAGCCGATCCTCGCTTTCGTGTTAACCCAAACAGGGCATCTTGTTTCTTTGCCCACAGTCGAATTAGCGGGTATGATGCCTGTGCTAATGGGGATGCTCGGACTGGGCGGACTTAGAACATTCGAGAAATTCAAGGGAGTTTCGAAATGACGAAAACAGCAACTAGGAAAAATGGGATCACAGAGGTTCTCGCGACTCCCATTATCTATACAACGAAGTTGTTCAAGGTAGATGGAATGTCTGTTTTGGCCCCNAAGCCCATGGAAGTGGGCCCAGAAGTCAATGCTAAAACTTTCTCCCCTGAGCATAAAGGTGGGAATCGGAAGAAGGCTCGTGGTGGCGGAGCGGCTACCAAAGGTCTTACTTTTAGAGGAGTGCGTTAATGGATGGTGTCTGGATCTGCGATAAACTCTTGAAGGCGATTCGAGCAAGAGAGCAGCAGGTTGCNTCTATCCTAATCAACAATGAACTCCAAGACATGGCCCAATATAGGACTTTTATGGGGGAAGTGGCTGCGCTTGGATTTGTACAGCAAGAAATATCAGAAATACTAGAGAAAGGAAGCTCTGATGACGACTTCGGGACTATTGTTGCCGGAACGTTTGGCACGAAAGAAGAAGAAGCGTGAGTCCCAAAATTCGGAAACCGCAAAGCTCCCAGTTCCTACTGGTTGGCGTATTCTGATCATGCCCTATATTCCTCCTAAAGTGACAAAAGGGGGGATAGAACTACCGGATGAGGTTCACGAACGGGAGCGGTTGGCCATAAATGTTGGCTTAGTGATGGCCCTTGGGCCGCTAGCCTACCAAGATCCCAGTAAGTTTGGAAACCCCAATGATTCCTATGAGAATTGGGCACCTTGGTGTAAAGAGAAAGACTGGGTTTTATTTGGAAAGTACGCTGGATCCCGGTTACATATTGATGGAGGGGAACTTCGATTACTAAATGATGACGAGATCCTCGCCGTTGTTAATGATCCTTCCGACCTTGTGCATATATAGGTCTTTACTTTTATTGCACTGGGTTTTAACTTGAGACACCCCATGGAGTGAAAACCATGCCAGACGAAATTAAGCAAGCTGACAATTTAGTTGAACTTGAGCCTGAAGAAGCAGTAGATGTTGATATTGCTTCAAAAGATGAAGCCACTGTTCAACCCGTTGAAGTGGATTCACCACTTGATGACGAAATTCCTGAGGAACCTTCTGAAGAAGAACTCGCCAGCTATAGCGCGGGTGTCCGCAAACGGATTGATAAACTTACCGCTAAGTATCGTGAAGCCGAGCGTCGTGAGACAGCGGCCCTGGAATACGCAAAAGGGGTAAAGAATCAAAATGATGCACTTCAGGAGAACTCCCGTCAGGTTAATCAAAGATATGGTGAAGAGTATGCTGGTCGGATCACGACTGATCTGGAAAGCGCCAAACAAAAGTATGTTGCCGCCTATGAAAGCGGCGACCCTGATGCATTAGTAGCTGCGACTACTGAGCTATCTAAGCTAACGGTAGAGAATGCAGCGCTTAATAATGAAGTTCCTGCCTTTAGGCCGCAGCAACCTGTGCTGCAGCAGACACCGGCAACCGCCCCCCCGCCTGACCCTAAGTCTCAAGCGTGGGCCAGCCAGAATGGTTGGTTTGGGGAGGATGAGCCGATGACATATACCGCTTTTGCGATTCATAAAAACCTTATTGAAAAGGGTTTTGATCCTAATTCGGACGCCTACTATTTAGAGATTGATCGTAGGATCCGTGAAGAGTTTCCTCACAAATTCACTGAATCAAGTGAGGGATCACCAACAGCCAAGTCCGGAAGCCGCTCCCCAGTCCAAAGGGTTGCTTCTGCCAATCGTGCTGCTAAATCTACTGGACGCGACACAGTAAGGCTCACTCCTAGCCAAGTGGCTATTGCTAAGAAACTAGGTGTGCCTCTTGAAGAATACGCGAGACAAGTAAAGGAGATCGCTGCAAATGTCTGAAACCACTGATCGTACATCTCGCGCCGCCACTACTCGTGAACAATCTGTGCGACCTACTCAATGGAAGCCGCCGTCTTTATTGGACGCTCCTCCAGCACCTAGTGGGTTTGTTCATCGTTGGATTCGTTCGGAAATGTTGGGCCAAGACGACAAGCCTAATTTTACTAAGCGAATGCGCGAAGGATATGAACCAGTTAGGGCGGATGAGTACCCTGATTTTGATTGTGCAACTATTGAGGATGGAAAGTACAAGGGAGTTATTGGAGTAGGAGGCCTTATCCTGGCTCGACTACCAGTAGAAGTCGCTGAATCACGCAAAGCCTATTTTGCGCAAAGAACATCGCAGCAGATGGCTGCTGTGGATAATGATTTAATGCGAGAGCAGCACCCTGCCATGCCGATTTCTCAGGAAAGAAGCAGTAGGGTCACTTTCGGCGGTTCAACCTCTAAGGAGTAGTTTATCTACTCAGGAGACGTAGACTATGGCGAACATTAATGGAGCCTTTGGACTCCGGCCCCTCGCTAAGATGGGCCAGAATGCCAACTCCACTGGTGTTTCGGGCTATACACAGTATGAAATTGCTAATGCGAACAGCAACGCTATCTACCAAGGCACCCCCGTCATCCCCCTTGCTACGGGGTACATTGACGTTGTGGGCGCTGCGGCGGGTGGCACAGTTGGCCTCCTTGGCGCTTTCATGGGTTGTAAATATGTTTCGAGCACCACGGGGAAACCCACGTGGAGTATGTATTGGCCTGGATCGGGAGCGGACAGTAGTCATCCCATAGAGGCTTTTGTAGCAGATGACCCGATGCAAATTTTCGTAATTGCAACGGACGCATCCTGGACCAGTAAAGCAACAGCGCGAGCTGCTGTTTTTGCTAACGCAAACTTCTCAAGTGGAACAAGCGGGAGCACCACTACTGGTATGTCTTCAGGAGCGCTGGCCATCAGTACCATCAATACTACGAATACACTGAATCTTCGTATTCTAGGTTGGGAGGTGGATCCTTCTAACAATGATTTTTCTGCCGCTGGTGTTGGTGCCACTG